CCAGGTCAGACGACTTTTTTCGGTAGAATGTGCGTACGAAGTAACCCCCGCGACCGGAGACGTTGGAGCGTCTGTAACCCGGCCCGGGGCACGGCCGAACCTGAATGGACAGGTGCAGCATGAACAACGGTATTCCCCTGCGCGCTTGCGCGTCATCCCCGGCACTGGCGGGGGTGGCCTGATGGGCGGCGGCAAGGACGCGCGGGCGATGAACGAGGCTGCCAAGTGGTGGCTGGTCGACTACATGACCGAGGCGGGCGGTGACGCGCCGGCCAAGGACGGCCTAGCCGCAGCCGAGGCCGCAGGATTCACGGAATCCCAGATCACCGTGGCCCGCAAGCGCGTCGGAGTGACGACCAAGCGAGACGGATACGGCCCCGGCCGCGGCTTCACCTGGCGCCTCGACCTGTCCATCCCGCGCGAGCGCCCCGCATGGATCAACCACGTTATGGCCTGCGAGCGTCCGACCGCGAAGTACCCGGACGGGCGTACCGGAACGAGCGCCGGCTATCACGCGCACCGTAACGCAGGCGAGCAGGCCTGCCGTGCGTGCACCGACGCATTCTCGGCCGAGTCTCTAGAGCGCCGCCATTCCCTGCCGCCCGGCGAGGCGGAACGCGAACGGCAGCTGCGCAATGAACACGCCGCGAACTGGCGCGAGCGCGAGCGGGAAGCCGGCCGGGCGAACGCCGCCGAGTACCGCTACCGCGATCGCCAGCGGGCGCTCGGACTTGAGTACGTGGCCCGCGACAAGTTCATGGCTACCAGCCGGGAGATCATCCGTGAAGCCAAGAACGCCCCTTGCGCCGACTGCGGCGTCCGGTACCCGTACTACGTCATGCAGTTCGATCACCTGGGCGACAAGGACTTCAACATCGGCCACATCGGGCCGACATGCAGCAGGGCGAAGCTGATGGCCGAGATCGCCAAGTGCGAGGTCGTCTGCTCCAACTGCCACGCCGAGCGCACCCACCAGCGGCGGCAGGTCAGGGAGGCCTCGTGACAAACGTCAACCCGATCAAGTGCCGGATCAGCAATGAGGCCGGCATTACGAGAATCGATATCTTCGACGAGATAGGCAGCGGTGACATCTGGTCGCCGGGGCTGTCCGCCAAGGACTTCACTGCCCAGATGGCGAAGCTGAAAGGCCCTCTCGAATGCCATGTAAACAGTGGTGGCGGAGAGGTCCATGACGGGATAGCAATCGGCAATGCCCTCCGGTCACATAAAGGCCCCGTCACAATGGTCGTTGACGGCATTGCGGCTTCCATTGCCAGCGTTATCGTGCAGGCCGGGCAAGACCGCGTGATGCAGCCCGGAAGCATGCTTATGGTACATGACGCGAGCACGCTGACCTGGGGCGATCAGGCAGAAATGCTGAAGACAGCCGAAGTCCTGGGAAAGAACAGCGACAACATCGCGCAGATATACGCCGACCGCGCCGGCGGTACCCCCGCGCAGTGGCGGAACACCATGAAACAGGAGACCTGGTACACCGCCGATGAGGCCGTCGCCGCCGGGCTCGCCGACCGGGTGGGCGACGGGGACGCGGAACTGCCCGCGGGCATGGACATCGCCGCGTTCTCCGCGGTGCCGGGCCGGATCGCCGCGAGGCTGCGGACGATGCCGCAGGCGCAGGCGAAGGGTCCGGTAATCGTCGGGGCCGACGGCAACCACGCGCCGATGAGCGGATCTCACGCTCACAGTCATCCCGCATATGGCTCGCAGGGTGGCGACACCAGCCACGCTCACGACCACAACCACGAAAACGACGCCAACCACCGCCACTCTCACGCTGCTGCCGATGGTGACGGCACCACGGACCACGGCCCGCACATCAGCGGCGAGATGGAACCCGGCGCGTGCTGCAGCATGTGCGGCCCGGACTGCGCGTGCGGCGGCCAGCCGTCCAACCGCCTGACCGACGCCGAGAAGTCCATGGCCGAGCAGCACGGCCACCCCGGAAGCCCCTGCGTGGACCCTGACGGCGACGGCGACTGCGATGCGGCGCCCGGAGGCGACACGGACCACGACTACTGGACCGCTGGCGGCAAGCAGGTCAAGTCCCTGCCCGGCAAGCCGGTGCCGGGTAACGCGCTGGACGCAGACGCCATCTGGGACATCGTGCGCCAGATGCTCCGCGACGCCGCTGACGGCGTGGACAACAGCCCGTGGGACGGCCCGAAGGCGATGGCCAACGGCGCCGCCAGCGACGATCCCGCCGCGTTCTACGCCGGGATCTGCGCGGGCCAGAAGTCCGGCGACAAGTCCACCCAGGACGCGTGGGCGCTGCCGTACAAGTACCACCCCGGCGACGCGCCGAACGCGGCAGGAGTGAAGGCCGCCCTCGGCCGGCTGCCGCAGACCGAGGGCCTCACCAACGCCAGCGAGGCGAAGAGCAAGTTGCAGGGCCTCATGAAGAAGATCAACCCGGACTACGAAGCCGAAGACCGGGTGCCCATAGATATCTCCGGGATTGACCTGGAGCAGATCCGAGCGTCTCTGAAGGGAGCGCATGCATGAAGGGGCAGGTTGCAATCCCTGAGACCTCTGAGGAGCTCGAGGAGTGCCTGAATGACGACGGGCGGCTGACCGACATCCTGGCCGCTGGCCAGTTCGGCGAGTTCACCCAGAAGTACATCTCCAAGAGCATGGGGAACAGCAAGGCCGAGCTCGCCGTGCAGATGCGGGAGCAGCTGCAGCTGGGGACTCAGCAGGTGCTCCAGGACTGGGAAGCGCAGGGCATGCGGCCCAAGCCCGGTGCCGGGCAGGCGCTGAACGGCCGGGACGCGCGCAAGGGGCGGTCGATCTCGAACTCCCGGCTCGGCGACGCCTCGTACCAGGTCGACAAGCAGAAGCTGTTTAACCCGGCCGCGATGGGCGCCTGCGTTGACGACGAGGAGTACAGCAACAGCCTCGGAGCCTTCATTCACGCCGTCTACGTCGGCGAGCACAAGGCGCAGAAGCGCGGCGACACCGAGGCCGTGGCCAAGTTCCAGGACTACAAGACGCGCCTTCACAACGCCCTTTCCGAAAGGATTCCGGCTGAAGGTGGTTTCCTGGTGCCAGAGGTTCTCCGTAGCGAGATCCTCATGGTGGCGCTGGAAAAGGCCATCGTGCGGCCGAGGGCGCGCGTGATTCCCATGGACTCGCTGAGGGTGCCTCTGCCGGCGATCGATGACACGAGCCATTCTTCCAGCGTTTACGGTGGCGTTGTCGGGTACTGGACCGAGGAAGGTGCGGCTTTGACGGCCAGCGCGCCTTCGTTCTCCAGGGTGGTACTGGAAGCCAAAAAGCTAACAGCGTATACCACCATCCCGAATGAATTGCTCCAGGATTCTGTAACCCCTCTCGACACCTGGTTTAATTCATTCTTCCCCACCGCGATTGCATGGTTCGAGGACGTCGCTTTCATTGGGTCGGCCACCACCGGAACCGGCGTCGGCGAGCCGCAGGGATTCTTGAACGCGCCCTGCGCGGTCAAGTATGCGGCGCATACCGCCAACGTGATCTCGTTCAACGACATCGCGACCATGTACTCCCGTATGTGGCCGCAGTCGCTGAACAGCGCGGTCTGGATCTGCTCGCCTGACGTGCTGCTTCAGCTCCAGCAGCTCGCGGTCACCGCGGTCTCCGCGACGTCCAGCGTCCAGCCGATCGCGCCTCCCGGATGGCTCATGGCCGGCCAGGCGATGGACTACCCGGGCGGCGGTAACGGGGATGGCGTCAATTACCGGCTCCTAGGCCGTCCGCTTATCGTTTCCGAGAAAATGCCGTCCTCGGGAACTGGCAACACGACCACCGCCGGCGCGCTTACCTTCTGCGATCTTAGTTACTATTTGCTAGGCGACAGGCAAACGATGCAAGTGGCCTCTAGCGACCAGTATTTGTTCGCGAACGACCTCATGGCGTACCGTATTATAGAGCGCCTTGACGGAAGGACATGGTTGCAGAGTGCAATTACCCCAGAAAACGGAAGCGCCAACACGCTGTCGCCTTTCGTCCTTCTCGACACCACTTCCTAAGCCATTATCCGATAGAATAAATACCTACGGATAATCACTTAGGAGGAGACAGAAATGCCAGG